ATGGCGCGAGTTTCCTATCTCTATCGGCGCGGTGCGATCTACTATGCGCGCATTGACGTGCCCAAAGACCTTGTGTCTGTGACCGGCACAACGACTTGGAAGGAGTCGCTTCGCACGAAGGATGAGACTGAGGCGAAGCGCCTGCTGCCCGCCGTGGTGTTGCGTTGGCAGCGTGAATTCGACGACCTGCGCGCCCGGCGGGCGCTGATGCCGGGCGACCGGGAAAACGCGGTGTGGGATCATTACAGCGACACCCTGGCCCGTGATGATCAGGAACGCGCCATGCTTCCCGGTGAAGCCGAGATCGACGCGGCAACAGAACAGGCCGTGCAGCGCGTCCATGCCGAACGCATCGACATACACGACCCTCTGGCGATGATGGACGTGATTCTCGACGTGCAGGTGGTGAAGGAAGCCGCCAGCTTCAACACGAACGCCCGCAAGGTGAAGCTGGCCGAAATGCGGAAGCATCTGGCGAAAGGCGAAACTGCGCTGATCGCCGATGAGGTTGACGACTACCTGCGCCGCAACCGGCTTTTCGTGGATCACGGAACGCCTGACTGGATCAGCCTTGCCCGGCACATGATGCGGGCCGAGATTGAGGCGCTACAGCGCACCTTAGAGCGCGACCAGGGCGACTACACCGGCCAGCCTGCCGACCCGCTGGTGAAGCCCGCCACCGGCCCCAGGCGCGAGACAGCGAAACCGGGCGAGTCCATCATGGAGATCTTCGAGATTTTCGCCCGCGAGAACCCGCGCGGCGTGGCAAAGGATCGCGTTGATCAGTGTCGCCGGGACATCGGCACATTCATTGAACTTGTCGGTGCCAGCTTCCCTATCGCCAAGATCAGCAAGGCCGAGGTCCGCGACTGGAAGCAGCTTCTGGTCAAGTATCCCGTGAAGGCCACCGAGACGAAAGCCTTTGCCGGGATGAACATTCAGCAGATAGTCAAGAAGAACGAGGAAGTGGGCAAGCCGGTGATCGCTGACCGCACCGTGAACCGCTACCTGTCCAGCCTGTCGGCGTTCCTATCTTGGGCGGTGAACAACGGCTATTTGGAGCGCAACCCTATCGAGGGGCTGATGCTCAAGAAGGAAGCCAAAGCCCCTACCCTTCCTTTCAAAACCGATCAGCTACAGACACTGTTCAAGTCGCCCTGGTTTGCCGGATGCCAGAGCGCTGATGAGTGGCGGAATGTGGCAAAGCCCGGCAACGTCCTGATCCGCGATCATCGCTTTTGGGTGCCGCTGATCATGCTTTTCTCGGGCGCACGTCCCGGCGAGATCGGCCAACTTGCCTTGTCGGACGTTCGGCAAGAGCATGGGCATTGGATCATGCATATCACGACCGAAGGCGACGAAACCGTAGAAGGTAAGAGCGTCAAGACGGCTGGCTCTATGCGCGTGGTGCCTGTCCATCCCGAACTGATCAGCCTTGGCTTTATCGACTACCACGCGAAACGGTTGGAGGAAGGCGGTAATGCCTTGTTCCCAGGCGCGGTGCGAAATGAGCGCGGGCAAATGTTGGCAGATGTGTCGCGGGAATCTGGACGCTACTTGACCAAGATCGGTTTGAAGAACGGGCGCGGTCTGTCACTCTATTCCTTCCGGCACGGTGCTGCTGATGCCCTGCGCCGGGCTGGGTATCTCGACAATCAATTCGGCTTCATCCTGGGACATACTGAAGCAAGCATGACTGGGCGTTATGGAATCATGCCGCAAGGGATGCTGGAACAGCGTGTGGAACTGGTGAAGGCGATTGCCTATCCAGAACTGGACCTGTCGCACCTTATGCCAAATTAAACTAGTCTGTTGTAAATTAGCAACACATGTGTTATAAAAGGCACAGTTGAGTTTGTTGCGAGTTTTCTGGTGTCCATCCTGTCGCGCCTTGGCCGTGCATTCGGCCAAGGCCAGCCCATCGAACAGAAGTCTGTCACCCTGACCGATCCCGAGGCTTTCGGGCTGTTCGGCGTCAAGCCCGTCGCCAGCGGCGTGAACGTGACCCATGCCACTGCCATGCGCGTCCCTGCCGTGGCCTGCGCTGTTGGTTTGATCTCGGAAACCTGTGGCGCGCTTCCCTTCAAGCTGCACAAGCGCGAGGCCCGCGCAGCCGTCAAGGATCACCCGGCCTATCGCCTAATCCATGACGAGGCGAACCCCTGGACCAGCGCCGAAGATCTGCGCGAGGCCCTAACGCTCGACGCCCTGCTGCGCGGCCATGGCTTTGCCCAGGTGGTGCGCACCAGCGAGGGCAAACCGATGGAACTGCACCGGATGGACCCCGGCGCGGTCAGCGTTGAATATGACACCTTGGGCGAACCGTCCTATCGCGTGCGCCTGCAAGGCGGCGGTGACGTGATCCTGGCCTATCAGGATGTGCTGCACGTTTCAGCTTTCGGCGGTGCCAGCCCGATCACCCTGGCCCGCGAGGCCATCGGCCTTGCCATCGCCGCCGAACAGCACCTTGCAGGCTTCTACAGCAACGGCGGGCGTCCTTCGGGCATCATCAAGCATCCGAACAAGTTGGACGCAGAAGGCGCGAAAAAGATCGCCGCAAGCTGGTTTCAGACTCATGGCGGCAAGCAGGCAGGCGGCACCGCCGTCTTGGACGAAAATATGGACTATGTGCCGATCAGCGGCACCCATACCGATGCGCAATTCCTGGAGAACCGCCTGGAGCAGGTGCGCGAGATCGCCCGCGCCTTCAGGATCCCGCCAACCCTTTTGTTCGAACTGTCGCGCGGCACCTGGAGCAACACCGAGGAGATGGGCCGGCAGTTTCTGACCATGACCCTGCGGCCTTGGTTGAAGCGCTGGCAGGCCGCCTATGCACGCGTGCTGCTGTCGCCCGAAGAACGCGCCCGCCTCTATGTCGAAGCTGTCACCGACGATCTGCTGACGACCGACTTTGCCGCCCGTTCCACGGCATATAGCCAGTATCGCAGCGCTGGTGTCCTAACTGCCAATGAGGTGCGCGCCGGTCTGAACCTGCCGCCCATGCCCGAAGGCAACAGCCTGTCCAATCCCTACACCACGACCGGCGCAGAACCCGCCCCGGCCAATCCCCAGGATGATGACGAATGATCGACCATAGCGTCTTTTTCGGCGATGGGCCGCGCCTGTTTCGTTTGACCGATCCAATGGTGATCGAATTGGAACGCCTGACCGATACCGGCATCGGTGGCCTGTTCAGCCGTATGACCCGCAACGACTTCCGGCTGTCCGATCTGATCGAGGTGATCCGCCTGGGCCTGATCGGTGGCGGCACCAACCCCGAGGAGGCCGCCCGGCTGGTCGCGACATACGCCAAGGATCGGCCAATCGGGGAAATCCTGCCCTTGGCCCTGGACGTGCTGGACGCCCGGTGGAGCGGATCGGAGACCGCAGAATGAATCCCGTTCACGCCCAGATCGCCCGCCATGCCGAAGGGCTGCCAGATGAGGCCCTGACCCTGGCCGGTGCCGTGCTGAAGCGCGCCCTGCGCGAGAGGAAAGAGGTCCAGGCTAATGACTGAGGATCTGCAACACCTGGAAACCAAGGCCACGCTTTCCGTTGCCGAGACAGGCGAGATCACCGGCTTGGCTTGGCCGTTCGGCACGGTTGATCTTGTCGGCGACAGTATCACGCCCGGCGCGTTCGACCGGCCCGCATCCCTGCCCATGCTGGCTGAACATGACAGCGGCCAGACAATTGGCGTCTGGTCCGAAATCACCGAAACCGATGAAGGGCTGACCGTCAAAGGCAAGCTGCTGATCCATGACGTGCCCCGCGCCCGCGAGGTTGCCGACCTGATCCGCCAAGGCGAGATCGGCGGCTTGTCCATCGGTTTCGTCACCCAATCCGCGCAGCGACACCAGAAGGGCCGCAACATCACCGCCCTGTCGCTGCGCGAGATCAGCGTCGTCAAGACGCCCTGCAATCCGGGGGCGGCTGTTCGCACCCTGAAATCTGCCATTCCCGCATCACAGGAGAATCCAAGCGTGGAAAACGAAGACCTGGCCCTGAAGGCCGACCCCAAGACCCCGGCCAATGACGCGCCGGTCATTGACCTGAAGGCATTCGAGGCCGTCAAGTCGCGCCTGGACAAGCTGGAAGCCAAGGGCAACCGTCCTGGTGCACCGGCCATTGTGCTTGGCGAACAGCCTGAACGGAAAGCCTTTGCGAACTACCTGCGCGTTGGTGAGGCCCGCATGGACGCGGCCGAAACCAAGGCGCTTGCTGTCGCGGCCAATGCCAACGGCGGCTATCTGGTGCCGCCCGAATACAGCGCGGAAATCCTGAAGCTGCTGACCGAAATGTCGCCGCTGCGCCAGTATGCCGATGTGCAGACTGTCACCAGCCCGGAAATCACCTTCCCGACCTTGCTGTCTGGCGTCAACGCGTTCTGGACCGAAGAAGGTGCGGACATGACCGTCAGCGAACCCACGTTCGGGCAGGTCAAGATCGCCAACCATGAACTGTCCAGCTTCTATGTCGCCAGCAACAAGGTGCTGGAAGACAACGCTTATGACCTTGAAGGCGTCATGAGCCGCGAGATTGCTTCTGGCTTCGCGAAGGTCGAAGGTCTGGCTTTCGTCAAAGGCACCGGCACCGGCCAGCCGCGCGGCCTGATGACCGCCCCCGGCGTTGCCGAGATCAGGACCGGCGTTGCAGCGGCCTTCCCGGCATCGAACCCGATGGACGTGCTGATCACCATGCAGCACAGCATCCCGTCCTTCCATGCCCGCAGCGCGGTCTGGCTGATGAACCGCACGACGCTCGCGACCATCCGGCGCTTCAAGGATGCGCAAGGCCAGTATCTTGTCACCGATCCGAAGGACGGCGGCGTCATGCGCCTTCTGGGCAATCCCATCGTGGAAATGCCGGATATGGACAACGTGGCGGCAGGCACCGCGCCCATCATGTTCGGCGATCTGTCGGGCTATCGTGTCTTCGACCGGGTTGACCTGTCGATCCTGCGCGACCCCTACACGCTGGGCACCAAGGGGCAGGTTCGGTTCATCGCCCGCAAGCGCGTCGGTGCCGATCTGACCCATGCCGACCGCTTCGTGAAGCTGCGCGTGGCCGCCTGAAGCCAATGACCGTGCGGCCCGCCTTCGAGACGATCCTGGAGCATGACGGCGCTGTCGTCATGCTGCGCGCGTCCTTGCGGGCTGCCGTCGCCATCGACAACCTGCCGGGCGGCTTCCCCCAGGTCTGGGAACAGATCGCCCGGCAATCCCTCTCGACCATCCGGGCGGTGTTACTCGCCACCGCAACGGATCGGCAGGACGCGCAACGCTTCCTTGCCGCCACCGCCGACAAGCCCCTGGCGTCCTTCCTGGCCGATGCCCAGGCGGCTTGTCTGGCGGTCCTGGCTGCCCTTCTCAAAGCAGGTGACGACAGCGCAGCGAATGCGCCGAGCCAAGGCAGAGCCAGCGACAAGCCCATGTCGTTGAACGAGTATCACAAGACCCTGTTTCAGTATGCGACCGGCTGGCTTGGCTGGTCGCCTGCTGAGACCTGGAACGCCAGCCCTGCCGAGATCGAGGCCGCGTTCGAGGCCCATGTTGACCGGCTGGTGAAGCTGACGCCCGGCCTGTCCGATGCCCATGACACAGGCAGCGCCCGCCCGACTACAACGAACGAATACACGCCCGAACGCCTGCGCGAGATCGAAAACCTAGGCTATGACCCCGCCTTTGACCGTCAGGCGCTGCGGCAACTGCAAGCGAGAAACCAATGACGATTGACCCCTTCGGCGGGCGTATCCCGGCCAGCACCCAACTGCCGCCCTACAGCAACGCCCTGACCATCACGCCGGACGACGATACCGATCTGCCGGTCATCCCTTCGGCCCTTTATATCCCCGCCAGCATTCCGGCGGTCTGGAACCCCGATCTGCCAAGCAGCACAAACAATCCTGACCAACCCGGCGACGTTGTGACTGACAGCATGGGCGAGATTGTTGACGATGCGGCAGGCGAGCCGACCGAGATCAGCAACGAATTTCCTTGGCGTTGGGGCGGCGGAGCACGGCCTAACCGCATCATAATGATTGCTCAGAACGGCAACCGGCTGTCCATTGACGTGCCGAGCATCGTCAACCTGATGGCTGCGCCCGCCCTGATCTTGGCGCTACGCCCGCGCCGGATCCTTCGCACCGGCACGACGCTGCACCGCGTCACCTTGCTCTGGTGATCCGCCATGATGAGAAACATTCACCTGCATGGCGCACTTGGCGCTGAATTCGGAAAGACCTATTGCTTTGACGTGAACAGCGTGGGCGAAACCATCGCGGCGCTTCAAGCCAATTTTCCTCGCTTCGCCAACGCCATCCGCAACGGCTTCTACAAGATCGTGCTGGGCAAGACGGTGCGTCAGGGTCTTGCCTTGCGCGAAAACCAGCTTGGCGTGGACCTGGCCGATCGGGCCATCCATATCGTGCCGACCGTGGCGGGCCGCAAGAACGGCGGCCTGGGCAAGGTGATCGCGGGCATTGCCCTGATCGGCCTTTCCATGGTGACAGGTGGCGCTGCGGGGGCGCTGATGGCTACGCCTTTCGCGGGCGGCACAGTCGGCGCAATGGTGGGCAGCATGGGCCTTGCAATGGCTGTCAGCGGCGTTTCGGCCATGCTGGCACCAGAACAGAAAGCCGAAGATCGCAAAGAATCCTTCACCATGTCCGGTCCTTCATCGGTCATCAGGGAAGGCAACATCGTGCCCATCGCCTACGGTGAAGTCGTCACTGGCGGCTACATGATCTCGGGCAGCGTGGTCATCAACGGCCCGGCGGGCGACTTGCCGCCTGCCGTTGCGACCAACCCGAACAACGGTGCAGGCGGATCGCTGCAAGATGATCGCATTTACGGCGGCAATGGCTAAGCCGCCCCGTCTTTGTGGTTGCGGCCAGATCGTGCCGGCCGATCAGCTTTGCGCCTGCCAGCTCGACCGCCAGCGCGAGCGGAAGGCCCGGCATGACCGCAGGCGCCCGTCTGCCGCCCAACGTGGCTATGACAGCGAATGGCGCAAGCTGCGGGCCGAATTCATCCGCCTGCACCCGTTCTGCGCCTTCTGTGGTGCCGAGGCAGAGCATGTTGACCACAAGGAACGGCACCGGGGCAACCGCGCCCTGTTGCTGTCTTGGACCAACCTGCAAAGCCTCTGCGCCCATTGCCACAACAGCGTGAAGCAAAGGCAGGAACGGGCCGCAGGATGAGCCGCGAACTATGGCAGGCGGTGTTGCTGCGCACGGTGGCAGATGCCGTCCTGGGCGTTTCTCAAGAGTCAAATCGCGACACCCGCATTCGCATCTGCGAGGAAGCGCGGCGCTACCTGACCAGTCCAAGCCGCGACCTGAGTGAAGTCTGCGCCTTGGCCGACATGGACATGAACGCGGTGATAGAGAAGATGCGCAACCAGATCGCCCAGGCACCCACGCCCAAGGAATTGGCCGACAATCCCGGCCGAAGCATCGCTACCTTCACCAAGGCCGCGGCAAAGCCCAAGCAGAAGCGCATCCCCTTCCCGGATCGGCAATTCACGTTCGACGGCATCACCAGAACGGCGGCAGATTGGTGTGCCCGCACGGGCATCGCCCTACAAACAGCACAGTGGCGCATCAATCAGTCCTGGGCACCAGAACGCGCATTCACACTGACAGCCGAAGACGCAAGGGCAGAGCATAGGGCATCGGCCCGCCGGTCCTTCAACATGAACAGTGCGGAGATCAGTGCCCGTATCAAGGAAGGTCTGCGCCGGTCTGCCGCCATGAACGGCGCACCGCATAAGAGAGGCACAGAGCCAACCTTATACCAGTATGATGGTGAAGCCCGTTCACTGGCGGAATGGTCCGAGATCACCGGCATTGGAAAGAACACGATCTACAAACGCATCACGGTGCAAGGCATGACCTTTGCCCAGGCTATCGAGACGCCAGTGGGCAAAGGTCAAAAGACTGCTTAATTGGTCTTAGGGATATATTGGTAATGTTCGCGTCCGATAAAAACGCCAATCATACCCAGAGTAGCCAAGATTGCAGAAATCAGAGCAATGACCCCTTTTGTCAATGCCGACTTTTCGGCGCTTTCCGCTGAATAAGTATATCCATTTGCATAACTGTAAGCAGCCTTCGCTGAATCACTTACGTATTCCATATAGGCATATCCAAATATCATTGGCATTATCAGCATCAAGATTAAACCCCACCAGCCAAGCGCCGTGAGCCTTTGACGAATTGGATAGGATAGTGCCGAGCTAACGAGTGGGCTTTCCATTTGAGACATGACTGCAATCCGACAGAGTGTTGACAACTCTGTGAGCTATGCACGGCCAACCAGAAACAGCAACGGCTGAAATGAGACGATGTTGAGGATAAAAGGGAGGGGGTATCTTCCAATTTGTGCCCTGTGGACAGAACCGGCGTGTGGAGTCGCGCGCAAGACAGGTCGAATATAACTTTTCCACCTAGCGTTGCGACCGCATCTGTGATATTTTTGCAACAGTAATGATTACACCTGTTGCGAGTATGCCCATGCCTGCCCTGCCGTTGCCTCTCGTGAAGGCGCATCTTGTCGTTGACCACAGCGAAGACGACCAACTTCTGAACCACTACGGCAATGTCGCAGCCGCATGGGTAGCGGCCTACACAGGCCAAGAATTCGATGCCGATAACGCCCTGATGGTGCAGGCCGGCTTGCTGTTGACGGCAACCCAATATGAAAGCCGCGAGGCCGTCACCTTCGCCAGTGCCTATCAACTGCCCTTCGGCGTCCATGATCTACTGTCGCCGCTGAAAGCCCGCGTCACCGGCCACCAGCCCGAGCCTGAGGCCGCAGAATGAGCATCACCCGGCAGTCATCCGACGCTCTGGCAAAGCGCTTGGCCGCCATCCCGCGCGAGATCGTCGCCCAAGTGCAGCCTGCCCTGATCAAGGGCGTGCAGAAAGTCGCGGCGGATGCCCGCACCCTGGCAGAGGCATCGCGCAGGACGGGCGAGACGATTGACTCAATCGAGACGACCGGCCCGAACTCGACCACGCCCGCCTATGCCCAGGGCGGTGCCACCCGCACAACTCACGAATTGCAAGCGGTGGTGACTGTCGGCAACCCTGATGTGCGCACCGCGCACTTGGTCGAATTTGGCACTGATGAGCGCCACCACCAGGACGGCGCCAGCACCGGCACCATGCCCGCCACACCCTTCCTGCTGCCCGCGTGGCGGCTCAATCGTGCCCGCGTTCAAAGGCGTATCAATAGCGCAGTCAACAAGGCCATCCGTGAGGCCAGCCAATGATTCCGACCCTGGCGCTTCAAGAGGCCATCCGCGCCCGGCTGCTGGCTGACCCGGTGATCACCCAGCATATCGAACCGGCCCGCATCCGCATGGCGGCGGTGCGGCCTGAGCAACTGCCCGCCATCCACCTGTCACCGAGCCGAACAGAAATCCTTGGCCGGGCAAGCGGTGGTCAAATTGTGGCCGAGGTTAGCCAGCTTTTACACGTCTGGGCCGTGCAGGATGGTTCCGGCACCGCCGAAAGCATCGCGGCTGCCGCCTTGGTCACGCTCATGGACGCGCCCGACGCTCAAGGCTTTGACTTTGACTCTTGGGAACGCCCGGCCCTGGTCTGGTCTGAACAACCTGCGTTCGATGGTGCTGCGCACGCTGCCATCAGCCTGCGCGCTGTCATCCGGTGGCACGAATGAGGGCGGGCAAGCTGCAAGCGCGTATCCAGATCGAACGCGAACAGGAAGCGGTCAGCGACAACGGCCTTGTGCGCCAAGTCTGGCTGCCGGTCCTGACGACGCGCGCCGAGATCAAGGAAGCGACCACGACCGAATTCTTGACCGGCCAGATCGAAGGCAACCAGAACAAGGTGGTTTTCCTGATCCGCTGGCCGTCGCAGCCGATCAGCACGGGCGACCGCCTGACCCACAACGGCGCGGTCTGGAACATCACCGGCTTGTCGGAGATCGGCCGCAAGCGCGGCCTGGAGATCAGGGCAGAGGCGGTTGCATGAGCGCTGCGCATCTTCGCGGGATCAAGCCAAAGGTCAGCGCCGATCAACAGCCGCTGATCCGTGCCCCGAAGCCGCCTGCCTATTTTTCGACCTATGCCCGCGACGAATGGCGGCGGATCATGCCAACGCTGATCAGCCGGCGCGTGATCTGCAAGGCCGATCTGGCCCAGGTCGAAACCTACTGCGAGATGACCGGCCTTGTCCGGCAAATTGCCCATGAGCGCCAGCTTGCGGGCGGCCTGATCGACGTGAAGCTGTTCGGCGTCCAGAACCGGGCGGCGCAGACTGCCCGCCAGATCGCTGCCACCCTTGGCCTTGATCCTGTCAGCCGGGCGCGCATCGGATCAGCAGCGCCCGAGGATGACGACGACAACCCCCTGGCGGTAGCCTGATGGCTTCGACCTTCCCGGCCTGGATCAGCGACGGATCGGCCATCCCTGATCCTCTCGGGCATGGGCAACGTGCCGTCACGTTCCTGCGCCGTCTGCGCCATCCCAATGCCGCCAACACCAACGCCCCGCCGGTGGTGGCCAACACGAACAGCCATCCGCGCGCGTTCCAGCTTTACGACTGGCAAGAGCGGATCGTCAGGCGCATCTATGGCCCGCGCAACCTGGATGGCAGCCGAACCGTCAAGACCGTGTTCCTGATGCTGCCCAGGGGCAACCGCAAGACCAGCTTGGCCGCTGCCTTGTCGCTCTTGCACCTGTTCGGCCCCGAGGCCCGCCCTGCCGGTCAGGTGATCTTTGCCGCATGTGACCGGGAACAGGCCAGCATCGGCTTTCGCGAGGCCGCCAACATCATCCGTGAAGATCACCGGCTGTTGCGGGCGGTGACGATCCGCGATGCCTTCAACAGCAAGAAGCAGATCACCTTTCCGGCCAAAGGTTCGACCTTAACCGCCCTTGCCAGCGATGGCGGCGCAGCGCACGGCTTGACGCCTGCCTTCACCCTGATCGACGAGGTTCACGCCTGGAAAGGCCGCGACCTATGGGAAGCCATCAAGAGCGGGCAGGCCAAGACTGACGACACGCTGATGGTGATCTGCACGACCGCCGGGCGCGGTGCCGAAGGGCTGGCGGCCGATCTATTCGACTATGCCCGGCGCGTGGCAATGGGTGAGATCGTCAACCCGGAATTCCTGCCGGTCCTGTTTATGGCCGAACCGGATGACGACTGGCAGGACGTGGCGACATGGCACAAGGCCAATCCCGGCTTGGCCTATGGCTTTCCATCCATGTCGGGCCTGCGCGCCCTGGCGAAAGAGGCCGAAGGCAACCCGGCGGAACTTGCCAGCTTCAAGCAATTCAACTTGAACGTGTGGCAGGCCAACAGCCGCGACCCGCTCTTTGACCTGGGCACCTATGACGCCCGCTGCCTGGACGACGACGACGCCGACCTGGAAGCGCTGCCCGCCTATATCGGCTGCGACATGAGCGTGTCGGGCGACCTGACCGCCGTTGCCATCGCCTTCCGGCACGATGACGGCCAGATCACCCTTCGGTCGCGCGTCTTTGTTCCTGGTGAAGACCTGCGCGCCCGTGGTGATCGCGATGGCGCACCCTATGAGCGATGGCGCGATGACAACCTGATCACGGTCTGCCCTGGCCCGATCATTGACCATGGCACCGTCGAAGATCATATCCGCGACCTATGCGGAACCTTCGACGTGCAGGAAATCGCCTTCGACCCGCATCTAGCCCGCGTCACCATGCAGCACCTGCACGACGATGGGCTGCCGGTCTTTGCCTTTCCGCAGCGCCCGCTGACGATGGGCGTTGCCGCCGGTGACATGGAGAGGATCGTCACCGGGCGGCTGATCCGCCACGATGGCGACCCCGTGCAGCGCCATCACTTCGAGAACGTGGTGACATCGCGCAACCCGACCAGCGGCCTTGTCAGGATGCACAAGGCCCGCACCGCCAGCCGGATCGACGCTGCCGTGGCATCTGCCATGGCCGTGTCCCGCGCCACGACCGCCCATAACCAGAAATCCCGATATGACAGCCCCGAAGTTTCGGGCCTGTTTGTTATTTAAAAAGTGAGACAACCATGAATGCAGTAACGCCCGGCCTGATTATCGACGTTGAAGCGAGAATCAACAAACTCGAAAGAAGCTTGAAAATCGCCAATGAGAAACAGCGACGTGCCGCCGATCAAATGGAAAGGCGAGCGAAACAATCCGCCGATAAAATCAATGCCACCTACGGCCAGATGGGCAACGGCATTGCCGCACAATTCGGAAAGCTGCAAGGGCTGACCCTGCCTTTCCTTGGTGGTCTGGCAGGTGGCATTGCTGCCGGTGGTGCAACTGCCCTGATTGGCAACCTGAACCAAGTCGCCGAAGGCATGGCCAATATCGGCAATGAGGCTGCCCGTGCTGGTCTATCAACGCAGGCTTTTCAAGAATGGTCATTCCTGGCGAAACAGAACCGGATCGACGTTGACGCCCTGATTGATGGTTTCAAAGAACTGAACCTGCGCGCTGACGAATACATTGTGACCGGCGTTGGCCCTGCCGCCGAAGCTTTCACCCGGCTTGGCTATCGTGCCGACGACCTGAAGCAGAAGCTGAAAGACCCTTCGGCCCTGATGTTGGAGATCCTTGGCCGGCTTCAGAGTCTGGACAAGGCCGCGCAGATCAGGATCGCGGATGAGGTTTTCGGCGGCACCGGTGGCGAGCGCTTTGTGGAATTGCTGGCCCAAGGTCAGGGCGCGCTGCGGGCGACTATCGACAGGGCGCACGAAACTGGCGCGGTGCTGGATGCCGAGCTGATCGCGAAAGCGGACCAGATCAACCGCAAGTTTAGCGAGTTGACCACCGGCGCGGCCAACTTTGCCAAGGCAGCGGTGGTCAACTTGGCCGCTGCTGGCACCGAACTGACTGACTTCCGCGCCCGGCTTGACGGCATCTTTGACTCCGAGGCCGAAGGGCGCGCCGTCCTGGGTGATGAACTCTATGACACCCTGTCCCGTGACCGTGACGCGGTGGACGATCAGGCCGAAGCCCTGACCCGATTGAATGAACGCTATTCCACCCTTGCCGAGGAAGCAGGCCGCGCGGGCGTGGCGATGCTGGATGCCATCAGCAGGCTCGACAGCTTGGGCTATGACACGGCAGCCGATGCCCTGCGCGTGGCCTATGAGCAGATGCAGAACCTGGTTCAAGCCTTCCACGATGGCGAGATCAGCGGCGAGGATTTCACGACGCAGCTTGGCGAGATCGAAGCCGCGGCGTCCCATGCCTTTGCCACCCTAGAGGCGGGCGACCGCGTTCAATTCTCTGGCGTCATGAGCCAGCTTTCCCGCCTTGGCGGCGTGATCGCCTCTGTCACCAGCTTGGCGAACAGCATGGGCGCGGCCATTGCCCGCGCGGCTGGCACGGCACCGGACCAGAAGGCCACGCAGGCCATGCGGGACCGGCATGCAGCCGAGGCCGCCAGCATGGATTCCATGGAGGTGCAACGCGAGGCCCTGGATGGCTTCACCCAGGCCGAACAGGCGCGCAATGCCGCCACTAGCGAACAACTGGCCCTGCAACGCGAGATCGAGGCCGTCAGGAGGCGCGCAGGCGAGTCTGGAGCGACCCTGACCGATCAACAGGCCACAGAGACCGCACAAGCCGCCATCGCTGCCGAGGAGGCCCGCGCAGCCGCTGACAGGGCATCCCGCGTCGGTGGTGCCAGCAAGCCCGCCGGTGGCGGTGGTGGATCGACCCGCGAGAAGCTGGATGAATTCGCCCGCGAGGCCCAGGCCATTAAAGACAAGACCGCAGCCCTTCAAATCGAAACCCAAATCCTTGCCACCGTCGCGGCCAGTAATAACCAATATGGCGATGCTCTGGAATTCGCCCGGCAGAAAGCCGAATTGCTTCATGCTGCCCAACAGGCCGGAAAACAGATCACGCCCGAACTGATCGCGCAAATCGACCAACTGGCGCAAGGTTATGTGACTGCCGGTCTTAATGCCGAGGAAGCCGCCGCGAAACTTGACCGGATCAAGGATCAATCCGACAGGGGAAAGAATGCCCTTGAAGGAATGTTCGGCAGCATCCTGGATGGCTCCAAATCCGCGAAAGAAGCCATTGCCGATCTGCTGATGGAAATTGCCAAGGCGCAAATGATGAAGCTGATCTTTCAGATTCCCGGCATGAGCGGGCTTTCGTCCAGTGTCGGCGGAATGCTTGGAGGATATGCCCAGGGCGGATATACAGGCGACGGCGGCAAATATGAACCGGCGGGCGTGGTCCATAAAGGCGAATACGTTTTCTCGAAAGAGACGGTTCAGCGCCTTGGCGCAGACAACCTTGAGAGACTGCACCAGAGCGCCCGCAAGGGCTATGCAGACGGCGGGCTGGTCAGTGCAGCCGGAAGGGCCACAAAGGCCACCAGCGGTCAAAGTAGAGCCTCTGCGGGGGCATCCGCGCCGGTGGTGACGATCAACAGCCCGGTCACAGTGAACGCCAGCGGCGGAACGCCCGAACAGAATGCCGATCTGGCAAAACAGGTCAGCGCCGAAACGGAACGGGCGATGCGCGGGCTGGTGCAGCAAGAGCTGGTCAAGCAGATGAGACCCGGTGCGATGCTGGGGAGGCGTTGACATGGCCCTTGATGTTTTCCAGCCGCCCATGCGCCCAAGCCCCGGCACCGGCCATGCCCCCGAGGTGAACCTGCGCAAGGCTTCATTCGGCGACGGCTATGTGCAGGCATCACCGGCGGGCTTGAACCATATCCGGTGCGTCATTTCCTTCAGATGGGACTACCTGACCTTAAACGAGGCCAGAACCATCGAAGGCTTTCTGATCGCGCAGGGCGGATACGTTCCCTTCTACTACACCCTGAACGGCGAGGCGACGCCCCGCAAATGGACCTGCGCGGAATGGTCCCTGACCGAGGGCTACCCGTGCCGGTTCACGGCCACCTTCAAGGAAGACTTCACCACGGCTTCTTAGGATGCCAATGATTGGCTGTGTCATTTTTGCACTTGTGGCAATGCAGAAAGATCACTATTCTAGAGCTAAGTCTAAGTTGCCCTATGAGACCTGGCTCGGCAAAGCGCCCCATCTCGCAGCAAAGACACTCGGTCGGTTCTAATCAACCCGGCCTTGTTCGCACCTAGCCTTGGGCAATGATCCCGCAGAAAGCCGAATACGAGACGGTGCGCGGAGACGGGTTAGCTAGGGACTCGCAGGTTAGATCGCCCCAGATCGCACCCCGATGGAGAACATTGGACGCACTTGGGCGGTTGCTTCCCGGCACAGCCAGATAGCACCAGAAAAGATGACGGCTCTGTCCCCGCGTGTGACACCCGTCAGACATGGGTTGGGTTGTAGGCAAGCCGCCCGTGTTGCGCAGCCTTCGGGCTGCAACCGCATGGCCGAAAGGCCGAATGCGCCGAATATCGCCGGGACAACGGATGCCGCCCGGTCGCCTTGATAAGCAGGTTCGGTTCACCACTCCGACGGAAAGATCCCCGCCGAGCATTCCCCCTGATGGATAGACAATCGCCAGAGCATCAGCTTTGGCTTATTAAGGTTGTTTATCCATCGGGGGGAATAGTCATCTCAGGAAAGCCCATATAAAAGAAACATGATAACGATTGAATACAGGTTCCGGCAGGCAGTGTAAGAACGTCGGGCGAGCGCCGAAGGCGCGAAGACCGGCAAGGCCCGCAGGGCCGCGCAGGCGAGGCGCGAAGCGCCGAGTTATGGGAAACCAGTATATTTGGGAAAGACTCTTGAAGATACCATTTTCCCAATATAGGTTGTTTTTACCGGATTGATTACCCGGTCATGATAACCCGCCACCAACTCGTCACTGGTGGCGGGTTTATTTTTGCGACTATCATGACAATGAAATAGGTTGATGCCTAACTGCCTATCTAGGTAAAAATGCGACCGGAACGGCTATTTATTTCTTGCACTTTCTATCACTTTGACTCTTGCGGCCTAAATCAACTCTTTATAGACTATTGAATACCGACCAATGGAATGGCGGCAATACAACGAGTTGGACAGTGAAGATGACGAACAAGAACGTGGACAGGGTTTCGATTACGACCCGCGAAGGCTTAGTCTTCGATATTCCCTTCGGCCATGAAGGCATGAGCGTGGATGCGCGACTGTCGATGGTCCGCAAAGCATTCGAAGATGCTTTCGGGCTGTTTGAGGAAGTGCTGACAGTTGGCCATGTGTCCGGCGTGGCTTGACGAATTCAGATAGGGTCTGGCTCGACCCTGCGCTTTAAGAGGCCGCGAACAGGGCTGCGATCAGACGGTAAGTGCGCGGCACGTTCAGGCCAAACCCCGTCACGACATGGCCGAGCGTTCCTTGCACGGCGCGATGTCGAAACAAGGCCCCGGTGCTGCCGCAGGCATCGGGGCTTTTTCATAGAGCCAAATTTTTCCCGCATCCCATGAGACGATCCGGTCGGGCAGGACTACCACGAACATATCCAGGTCGCGAAGGGCGGGAAGTAGCTATCCCGCCCGATCTGGAAACACTGTGGCCTGGATGGAGATCAACATGATCAATGAGACGCGGGCAGCATTGCCGCCAGAATTCCGAAACTACCTTGACGAACATGATGGCATGATGGTGTTTCATCATCCGTTCGCCATCCGTGTAGGGATGAAGCCGGACATGGTGCCGAGTGTCCTGGATTGGATCAGGGACGCACAAGCCGGCTTCGACGCCTGTTGTGCCGCCAAAAATTGGACCTGCGCCCTTCTATGGGTGATGCGCCCTTATCGGCTCGAATACCTAGAGAAGCTGATCGACATGCACGGCATCCAACGCCTTCTACTTGCTGTCGGCTATGTCTGGTCTGATACGGAAAGCGCGTATGATGAGAGCGAGACCTGGGACTGGATATGGTCGCGCGTCAAATGGCGCAAGGACGGCCAACTTCGCAAGACACGCGACCGGGTAATGAGCCTGGAGGAGCGGGCGTTCCTTGCGTCCTTGCCTTCTACCATCCGCGTCTATCGCGGCTTCTGTGGCGAGGGTGGAGAACATGGCTTTTCCTGGACCCTAGACCGGGAACAAGCGGAATGGTTCGCGCGCCGCTTCCCCGAAGATGGTCTGCCCTATGTCGCGGCTGTGACGATCAGCAAGGCAGATGCACTCGCATACTTCGACCGCGAGAAGGAGATTGTTCTCGACCCTTGGAGCCTGGACCAGATCAAGATCGAAGGACTACCGCTTGATCGGCAAGCTGCCTGA